CTTGAATTCTTCATCAAGATGGAAGTTAATATAGAAATCCATCATCTGAAGATAGCGATTAACCTGCTGGTTAATGAGTGGAAGATACTTTCTTATGATCTTCGTTTTTACTCCGTCGTCTTTGAGTAATGAGTATGCAAAATCGTGATGAACGATTTCTTGTTTCTTGTCTGACAGTTCGGCAAATGTGTGTGCCAGGTTGGATTTAAACTCGTCTAACTTTTCATGTTCAGTATTTCGGTTTGCAAGGTTGTCGGCAATTCTTTGAATTTCCGATTCCAGATCTCGGATTTGTCGTTGATTTCCGCTAACCCGAGTATTGTTTTGAGAAATACCATGCGTTAAGTTTGTAATCTCCTTTGATAGGTTGTTAAATTGACGTTCTCGCTCTTGTTCAAACTTTATGGTCGATTCCAATTCATTGAAACCTTCCTTTAGTTCCTTTGCCTTATTTTGAACGTCATCAATTTTATTTAACCGGAACGATTCTTCAATCTCTTGAGTGCAAGTAGGGCATACCGTATTCTCCATGAAGAATTTGTGCTCTTTCGTAATAGCAGATACTTTCTGAGAGATTTTTCCCCGAAGTGTGTTTAGTTTCGATAACTTTTGTCTCGCACCTGTTACCTCATCCAACTTCTCCGTATACTTCTGTATCTCTGTATCAAGTTTTAAGTTTTCTTGAAGGTATTCATCAACTTCTTCCATAAGTTTTGTAATCTTGATATTATTACCCTCAATATTTTGTTTTCCACGATTCTCCAACTCATCAATGAAGTTTTGTTGCATCTTCATCTTATCTTTGAGTGTTTCTTTCTTCAAATCAAGAGACTTAACTTGATCTTTCTGTGTGCGAATCTTATCTTTAAGAATATTATTCATTAAAGAGAAGATACGAATATCCAACAGATCTTCAATCACTTCACGACGATTTGCACTCGTCAACTGCATGAAGGGAACAAAAGTACTACTACCCAAAATCACAATCTGAGTAAATGATTTGTAGTTTACTTTAAGAATATTATCTTCCAATACTCGCTGCATTGCACGGTCATCTGCTTCACGATGAAGTTCAGTACCATTCACAACAATATCAAAAACATTGGGTTTGATACCACGTCTTACAACATATTGACGGGTATTAATTTCAAACTCAATCTCAACAAGACAATCTCTCTCATTCTGAGCATTGGCTAATTGAGGTTTATTAATTTTACGAAATGGTTTATTAAACAAAACAAACGTAAGTGCATCCAGCATTGTGGATTTTCCAGCACCATTAGTTCCAATGATTAAATTTGTATTACTTTTCTGAAAGTTAATCTCAGTGAATTGATTACCAGTAGAGAGAAAATTTTTCCACCTAATCTTCTGAAACGTTATCATCTACTCTTGGAGGAATTACAATGTCGTTCGAACTGACGACCGCATATTTGTAATTATACCTCTTACAAGTAAGAATTGCAAGTGCATCATCAACCTCTACAACATCCATCTCTGCCTCTTCATCCTCTTCTAGATGCATTGCATAACGCTCTGCGTCATCCTCCTCCTCAAAGAGAAAAAGGACTTTCTCGCCATACCGATTTTGAACGGCATAAGCACCATCCTCTTTATTATCCCTAAGAGTGAGAAGAAACATTACTCGACCTCGCAAGCTTGTGAATAGACTTTCTGAAGGATTCCCTTAATTATAGTGCTATCACAATCAAACTCTGCCTCATCGATATATCGATTTAAGATAGAGATAGTATTCTCACTTTCTTCAACTTCAAACTCTTCATTCTCTTGAACTGAGAAGTTCTCGACGATTTTTAAGTCTTGGATACCACAGGAATATAACTTATCTATAAACTTTTCAAATTTCTTAGGTTCGGTTTTCTTCCTGACAATGACTTTTACGATTTTGCCCACGTATTCAGTAGTATCGAATACTTGATAAGGAGTATCTTCGTAATAGATGTTATAAAACAGTTTAAAGGGATTATCAATCTGCTCATGCTCTAAAGTTTCTGTGTCAAAAATTGTAAATCCGCGAGGATCGTTCACATCATTCCAGAACATTTCATATGGATTTCCTAAGTAGAAGATTCGTCCGTTGTCCGATCGTGTATGGTAATGACCCGAAAATGTCCGCTCGAACTTCTCAAATAGTGAGCACTCCATACCGTCTTCCATGAGGTGTCCGCGATGCGCTCTAAATCCGTTGAGCTCAAGGTGCCCCATCGAGCACGAGCTAGTTGAATCTTTAATTGCGTTGACACTACTTTCAAAATTCTCCGCATTAATCCAAGGAATAAACAATACGTTAAGTTTATCTATTACAACTTCGGTACATTCTGCATAAACTTTTACGTTTTTATATTGTTTAAGCAACAAATCTACAGAATTAATTACATTCGTATCTTTGTAATATGCAGTGTGATTACCAACGATAGTATGAACAGTAATGCCCAGTTTCTCTAACCGATCATAGTAGTTTTCCTTTGCCCACTCAAGAGACCACAGATCAATAGAGCGACGGTTATCAAACGTATCACCCATATCAATTACCGTCGTGATTTTATTTTCTTCCAAGTATGGGAAGAAAACTTCATCGTAGAACTTCTTGAAATATTCGTGAAGAAACTTAGAACCCTTACGAGCACCAAAGTGTTGATCGGTAATAATAGCAACCTTCATTGACGATTTGTCTTATATTGAATGTTATCTTTAATAGTATTATAGTCTGAACTGCTACCAGAAAGCAAACTATCATCAACCATCATAACTTCATCAAAACCAGTTCTTTCAATAATCTTAGATTTAATTTCTAATTGCTTCTTCTCTTTCTGAATTCTACGTAGAAAGGCGTAATGAATAATCTGCGTGAAGTAAGCAAACGGATTTTTAGATTTCTCTGGATCAAAATTGTGAATGTACTGAACACAGTTTTCAATACCATCAGAGATCATATCATCTCTGAACATATAATTCACAAAGTTAGGTTTGTAAGATAAGTGCGTTGCAATCTTAAGGAAGCACTCACCCAAATAATTTGTAATAGGTGGTTTACCTGGCCAATGCTGGGATCTATCTGCTTTCGTAGGTTCTCTATCGTTAATCTCTCTGAAACTATCAGCAACTTTTGCTCTGTAAACAATCAGTGCTTCAAGTAACTCCTTGTTATTAACGTAGTGTTCTGATTTCTTTTTAGACATAACATTGTTAGTTTTTTCAATAAACTTTCGTTATGTATATTATACCATACTATCAGGGCTTGACAACATGGTGAATAATAAGTAGAATACCTTTGTTAGGTTTGAAGAGAAAGCTTTAGCTTTCTTTATTATCTTTAAGTTTATAAAGTTTTTCTAGTACTTCTCTTGCATCTTTTACTGAAGATATATATCCCATTTTATCGGTAATTTTAGTTTTACCATCTTCTTCCCAATCAAAGTCTTCTTCATTCAAGTACTTATCATAAAACTGAATCATTTTATTTTCTTTGACTTCTGTCATAGTAACTATTTTGTCATACTTGATAACATACATGCTATCAGTTGCTAGTTCCATCCATGGTTTTACTTTGACATATTCACCTACATGATTACGCATTACTTTCATAATCACTGGGTTCATCAGTAGAATAATAGGGTCACCATCATTCTCGTCCACACAGACCAATGAAAATATTTCTTCTCCCGTAACCAGCTTTATTGCTGCATGAAATTCTTCGCCCATTTAATTCTTTAGTGGTATGTTTACAATATCGTAATTAAAGTTTTCTTC